CTTTTATATATTGGTGCATTTTGAGCTATTTCTTCACTCGAACTATTAAATGGAAATCCACCTTTTAATAATTTAGGCATTTTATAATATAATAAAATAAAAAAAAAGATTAATCGTATAATAATAAATTATATGATTAATTTGTTTAACATAAATTATAGTCATTACTTATTTCTTTTTTGGTTTAACTTCTGCACTTGAAGATGATGTTGTTTTTTTAGTAGTTTTTTTAGATGCAGGAGGAGGAGTAGGTGGTCTTTCATCTTCTTCTTCATCTTCTTCATCTACATTATCTAGGTCATCATCTAATTCATCTTTAGATACGACATTATTATCATCATCATCACTATCATCTACATTATTAGAATAACCTTGTTTTGATTCATTATCATCTTCATCAACAGAAGGAGATTTACGAATAGGTTTTTTATCATTATCATCTTCGATAAAAGCATAATCTGGAATACCAGCTGGACGATATAATTTAATTTGTACAATATCGAAAGTTATACCTGCGATTTTACCTTGGAATGTGACTGCTTTTAATTTAAGAATAGCGACTGCTTCAGTTCCTTTAACGAATGATGTTTCAAAATCAGTAATATCTTTACCATTATCATCATAAGCTTTAAGAAGGAACTTATTTTCCCATGTTGGAACTCTAGCTTTAAAAGTAGGAGGATATTTATCGGTAATTTGTTTAGTTTGTTTATCTTTAGCATATTTAATTAAATCACGAACATAAGTATCAGGATCATTTTCGATACTTTTACGAACGGTTTCAGTTGGTTTTCCGAACCAACTAATAGCATTTTTAACACCAGTATCAATCATAGTTTTTTGTAATTCATTTAAGAATTCGAAGAATTCACCAATTCGTTCATTATATTCTTCTGATTTTGATTTATTATAACCTGCTAATGAAAAATCAATAGAATATTTGACTTTATCTGGATTAGTTGTATCGACCCATTTACCTAAACCATATGGTAATCTCATACGAGGAGTTTGAATATAGAAATCTTGTCCAGCATATTTAACTCTACTTGAACGACCGCCATGTTTATTTGCTGTAGGTTCACTAAAGTTGAACTTTGAAAAATCAATATTATTTGCGCGATAAATATTACCTGATTGAGTATTCATATTGTTTGAATTAATATTAGTTGAAGACATCTTGCTTATAATAATTATTATAACTTTAAATAATAATTAATCAAATTTTTTTTTAAATAATCAATAAATATATAGTAATATTATGTATTATTATTTACATAATAAATTAATAAATTCATTTTTATTATATCATAAATAGTAAAAGGATTAAATGATTATATAATACGATAGTATATAATTATTTAATAATAATTTATTGAGATGATGATGCTGTTGCTGGAGTATTAGGAGTAAAATGACGAGAGATATAACGTTGTAAATTGAAATAAGTGAAACCTGATGAAGCATCGACATCTTGTAATTTGCCTAAAATAGCACTTAATTTATTGTCAGGGACGAAACTACGACGATTTTCTTGAACTTGTAAATTCTTTTCACGAATATAAGCGTTAATTTGTTTAGTAACTTCGTTACGTGATTTCTTTGTACCATGTGGAACACCTAAGAAGTCACATAAAGCATCTGAAATACTACTTGGAATTTGGAAGCCTGATGGAGCGCGCTTTGTACCATCGCCACCTTGACGACGAGCACGTTTAGCAGCAAGACGAGCATTAGTACGAGCCATTTCACGACTTTCACGATTATATAATTTAACTGCACGACGTAAAGTAGTTAATAAGGTCTTTTGAGTTTCCATTAATGCTTCGACTTGTGATGCTAATGATTGGAATAAACTGTCGACTGTTTGTTGTTCATCGTGGGATTGTTCTGCGGATGCTTCAGTTGAACTTTGTGATGAAACTGGTGCAACTTGAGCAGGGGTGCTTTCTTGTTTTTCTGCTTTCTTTGATGATGCACGTGCTTTCTTTTCAGCTGGAGCAGTAGTAACTGCTGCTTGTTGAGTAGGTGCAGATGCAGGAGTAGATGATTGTTGAGTAGGTGCTGGTTGTGCTTGTTCAGCCTTCTTTGATGGAGCACGTGCCTTCTTTTCAGGAGCAGGTGTAGTTGCTGCTTGTTGAACTGGAGCAGGAGTGGATTGTTGAGTAGTAGCTACAGGAGTAGCGGATTGTTGAGTAGAGGTTGATTGTTTTTTAGCCATTTTGAATATTAGTAATCTATAGATGATAGTATATATAATATCTTTAAGTAATTATAACACTATAATTCGTCATATTTTATATTTAAATATGAAAAATTTAATAAAAAACGCGTTTTAATTAGAAAATGCAACACCCGCCATACCACTCATTATTCTTAATAAATTATAATTTACGGCGTAATAATGTAAAACTCTTGCACTACTACCCGTTTGAAATTCTAATACACTATTATCTATTCTTGAAAAATTACAAGTTCCGCTTGGTTGATGTTCTTCTGGATTTAATGCAAAACTATATACATAAAATCCTCCTAGTGGTGGTGTATTTGTTGATGGATTACTAGCTTGTTGATTATGACTACCTGTATGATGTTGATATGGTTGAACTAATCTAAAATAACTACCATCTCTTTTTTGGAATCTATCTTGACCGTTAAGTTGTATTTGTGCGATTGTTGTATTATCTAATAATGAACCTTGAGATGCCCAAAAATCGAATGGATGTCTTGTTCCACTATTATCTTTAGTAACCCAAATTATTTCTTTAACAGGATGATTTAAAAATAGTTTATTGGAAGATGATGAATTTGGTGATATAGATATACCATTAGAATATTGTACTTGTTCTATTAAATATTCATGCGATATTTGTGCAAATCTACGGCGTTCATCCGTATCTAGATATATATAATCAGCATATACATCACAGTATAATAATTGAGCGTTAGATTGTTGTAAAGTACCATTATTATTAACTAAAAATGAATTATTTAGTTGAATATTAATTTTAACTTCATGATATTGTAGTGCAACTAAAGGTAGTGCTAATCCTGGATTTCTACAGAACCAAAAATGTAATGGAACATAAACTTTAGTATAATTTGGATTATTACTATCTTTTAATGAACCATTTATCATTCTATTTAACTTTTGCCAGTTAGCTTCTGTATGTGATAATTGTGTCCAAATATCCATCCATTCGCCATAATGTCTATCTACAATTTGTCCACCAATTTCTATTTCAATATTATCTATAACTTGATGTCCTACTCGCCATGCATTACTAATATCTTGATTAAATGTCATTTCCATATATATTCGACTAACTAAGTCACCATTACGACCTAATATACATGAAAAGGTATTACCTAAACCAATGGTTCCGTTCATTGTTTGAGAAATAGATTCCATTGCGAAGTTTGTATGTCTCTTATATACTACTTTAAAGAAAGTTATTTGTGGATTACCAGTTAAATATGTGTCTTGAGCGCCATAAGCGACTAATTGCATTAAACTTCCAGTCATTTTAAAGATAAGGTATAACTTATATTTTAAATATATTTTATTTTATAACTGTTATTTACATCTTATATAATATGAAAATAACATATGAATAAACTTTTTAGTTAGAGTATGCTAAACCACCCATACCTGACATAATACGTAATACGTTATAGTTAACAGCATATACTTTAACAACAGTTGCAGCTGTAATTGATGCAGCATCATAACCAGCACCAGTACTAGAGCTATAAGTTAAATTTAATACAGCATTATCGATACGACTAAAGTTACAAGTACCTGATGGTTGATGTTCTTCTGGTTTAAGAGCAAATGAATAAACGTGAGTATATTGTAATACAGTAGTTTCATTTTCAGTACCATCGGTTGCGCTACCTGCAGTAAGAGAACGACCACATCCACTATGATGTTCGAAACGTTGAACTTTAGTGAAATAGTCACCAGTACGACGTTTAAAGCGATCTTGACCGTTTAATTGTAATAAAGCATCTTTACATGGTTGATATGATGTAAAATCACTATAATTATTTGAACTATCAACTAACCAAACTAATTCTTTAACTGGATGATTAAAACGTAATTCATGTTGTGATGTAACTGCGTTTTCTTGACCAATAGTTAAAGCATTTGAGAATTGGACTTGTTCAATTAAATATTCATGTGATACTTGAGCAAAACGACGACGTTCATCAGTATCTAGGAAAATATAATCAGCCCATATTGAAACAAGTTGCAAATAATTTCCGCTTGTAGTGAATGGTTGTACGGACATTGCATTAGCAGATTGAAATTGAACATTCAATTTAACTTCGTGATATTGTAAAGCGATTAATGGTAATGCTAAACCTGGATTACGGCAAAACCAAAATTGGAGTGGAACGTGTAAGCGATTACTGTCTGCACTTGTAGCATCAGTACCTAATCTTGTTGGGTCAACCATATATTCTAACATACGTGATTGGTCATAAGGAAGAGTTAAATCACACCAAATAGCCATCCATTCACCATATTGTTTATCAATAACTTGACCTCCAATTTCAACTTCAACATAGTCTAATAATTGGAAACCATAATAAGATAATGATGATAATGATGCTGCTGGATTAGTACCAGATAAATCAAGGTCAATTTGTAAATAAATACGATGTAATAAATCACCATTACGAGCAATTGTACAAGTGAAACGACGTCCTAAATCAGCAGAACCATTAAAAGTTTGTTCAATCGCTTCAACTGCGAAGTTAGTATGACGACGATAAACAACCTTAAAGAAGGTAATTTGTGGATTACCAGTTAAATAAATATCTTGAGCGCCATAAGCGACTAATTGCATTAAACCACCTGCCATTTTGAATTATATAATATATAATAGAAATAGATTTTTTTTTGTGATTATCATCTTATATAAAATGAAAATAACATATAAATAAGTTACTTAGTTAGAGTATGCTAAACCACCCATACCTGACATAATACGTAAGACGTTGTAGTTGACAGCATAGACCTTTAAGACAGCACCACTAGCTGGAATAGCAGCAGCAGGAATACCTGAAGTTGCTGATGCTGCGGTGAATGATAAGTTTAAGACAGCATTATCAATACGAGAGAAGTTACAAGTACCTGATGGTTGATGTTCTTCTGGTTTAAGAGCAAATGAATAAACATGAGTAGCACCAAGAACAGTCATACCATTTGAAGTACTAGAAAATTTAGCTGTAGCTGAAGAACCATTAATACCATTATAATTAGAGCGACCTGCACCGGTATGATGTTCATAACGTTGGACTTTAGTGAAATAGTCGCCTGAACGACGTTTAAAGCGATCTTGACCGTTTAATTGTAATAAAGCATCTGAACATTGAATATAACCTTCAAATGGAGTACTTGATGATGATGGGTCAACTAACCAAACTAATTCTTTAACTGGATGGTTAAAACGTAATTCTTGTTGAGTAGATGGTGCTGAACCTGCAATATTTAAAGCATTTGAAAATTGGACTTGTTCAATTAAATATTCGTGTGATACTTGAGCAAAACGACGACGTTCATCAGTATCTAGGAAAATATAATCAGCCCAAACAGTAACAGATTGTAATGTTGATGAACCTACAGCTTGTACTGCTGGAACAGTAGCATTAACAAATTGGACATTAATCTTAACTTCGTGATATTGTAAAGCGATTAATGGTAATGCTAAACCTGGATTACGACAGAACCAGAATTGTAATGGAATATGTAATCTGTCTAATGAAGCTGAAGTTGCATTAGTAGCATCAACCATACAAGATAACATTAAAGCTTGATCTAAAGTATGAGTTAAATCACACCAAACAGCCATCCATTCTCCATATTGTTTATCAATAACTTGACCTCCGATTTCAACTTCAACATAGTCTAAAAGTTGGAAACCGAGGAATTGTGAGAAGTCTGAACCATTTGAAGCAGAAGCATCAACTTGTAAGTATAAACGATGTAATAAATCACCATTACGAGCAATTGTACAAGTGAAACGACGTCCTAAATCAGCAGCACCATTGAAAGTTTGTTCAATAGATTCAACTGCAAAGTTAGTATGACGACGATAAACAACCTTGAAGAAGGTAATTTGTGGATTACCAGTTAAATAAATATCTTGAGCGCCGTAAGCGACTAATTGCATTAAACCACCTGCCATTTTGAATTATATAATATATAATAGTGAAAGAAAATATTTTTACTAAAATACAAATATATAATTCTTAAGCAAATAATATATCCAAAACACCATCCTTTATTCTTATAATATTATGACGAACTAAATAAATATTACATTCGGCATATTGTAAATTGCTATTAGTTATATCACTTAAATTATTAAATTCTAATGTTAATTGACTATGTGTAAATTGGTCAGTACTTAAAAAACCACTATCCTTATTATTAACAGGT